GGACAGGCAATGACTGGAGAGGGAGTCGAACCCTCTCTACACCTTCAGTCTATTTAATTTGTGTAACCTTTACTCGATCAACACCACGATGGATGAGACCGATTCGTTGTGCTGTACCTAGGCTAAGGTCTAAGTCACGTCCACCAACAAAGGGACCACGATCAGTGATCGTTACCACCTCACAAGTTCTATAACAAACGCGAAGTTTAGTCCCGAATGGAAGTGATTTGTGAGCAGCTGTAGACGCCTGTTGATTAAAGACACTTCCAGAAGCTGTGAGGTTCCCGTGGAAGCCAGGACCGTAGTAGCTAGCAAGCATGAGCAAAGGAGCTGCGACACCGATCACCACACACCAGGGATTACTTGTCCGGTGACGGCGTATGCTCCCAGGGCAGCGATGATGCCCATCATTGCGAAGCGTCCGTTGAGCTTCTCTGCTTTTTCGTTGTGAGTTTCAGTTACATCCATGGTATACATTTGTGGTTCGATTGCGTAAATGTTTTGACGGTTACCGTCTTCAGTAATAGTGGTCATTAGAAATTAATATTTGATCGATCGAGTTTCTCAAAGACATCTTGTCGATAAGCAGGGTCACGGTCATACCGTGGATCACCCATTGCTGCTACGACTTCTGCCTGACTACGGAATACATCACCGGTTGTAGCTGCTGCTTTACCAGAAAGCATCCGACCTTCGTATCCATTAGTGTTGTCATACTGTGCCTTCAGTCCTGCTACAGCAAGCTTGATTGCACGTGAGTTACCTGTAGATACCAAGGCATCAAAGGCTGATACATCCTCTTGTGGGAGGTTGTCATTTGCCCATGTCATCAGGTTGCTATAACCTTCAGCTCCACCTGCTACTCCCTGTACGTCAGCTACATCAGCTTCAGTCAGATCAACAACAGGTGCAGGTTGTTGGCCAGTAGCCTTCTGCATCTCTACATAAGTATTGACTAGCTCTTCACTAGACATCTCTTTGAACTTCTCTACTGTTTCAGGTGTCAGTTCACCTTTCTCATACCACTCTGCACTTGCTTCTCCGATGAGAGTTTCGGTGGCAGTTGGTTCTCGTTCTTCCGGTTCATCGGAAACTTCACTCGCTTCCTCTTCCTCGGATTCATTGGCTCCCAGTTTTTTCTGGAGCTCGATGTATGCTTTCTCAAGTTGTTCTGCATCTTGGAACTTGCCAGCTAGCATCTGAGATTGTTCTTCTGCTAGCTTCTCTCCTACCTGCAGAGAGTCCTGCTCTTCCTCACTAAGGACTTCAGGATTCTCTGGGGATGGATCATAGGTAAGGACGTTGGCCATTGTCTTCTACTGTTAGGTTTCCTAAACCCACACGAGTTACCTTGTCACCTTCAGGTCCAGTGATCCTGGGTGCTGAGGTGCCACGTACTTTCATGCGAGCTGCGTATTTATTTTCAGGTTCAACCTGCTGTGGGTTGTCCTGTACTGTCTCCGGTTTCTTGACCGGCGGCTTCCGCACCTTCTTGGGGCGGACCATCTTGGTTTCTTCCATTCAATTCAGGGTTCTTAGATGGATCCATCATTGGCGCACTAGCTAGTTGACCAGCTTGCTTAGTGAGTTCCATCTGTTGAGCTTGCTGCTGTTGCTGTTGCATATCCTGTTGCAGAGTCTCGGGAGACTTGATCAGGTTCAGGTAATCAATACCTTGTGCAGCTGCTAGACGTTTAATGTATTCAGTTGGATCAATAAACTTCTGGATTGATTCAGGTCCCATCGTTTGAGAGATGGTAGTGATGAATCGAATCAGTGTCTCTTGATCTTGTCCACGACCCAAGCTATTGATACCGGCTACGATTGTAGGTCGGACAAACTTCTTAGGGATAGTGGGTAGTTGCTTACTACGTTGGAGTACCAGCATGGTTCTCTCCAAGTAAGGCTTAAGGAACTCAACTGTCAGCAGACTAAAGAGTCCACCAAGGTTCTGTTCAAGTTCCATCTGAGTGAGGCGTACCTCCTCAGCAGTTGTACGTTCTGACTGCCTGATGTTAAGTACCAGGAAGCCTTCACCAATCCTACGTTCCAGTGTAGATGCCATCTCAGATGCTGTACGGAAGTCAGCTGTCTTGCCAACCTGCACTGCCTGTACATCTTCAGGTCTACCTTGTACAATTGCACCGTTACCAGCATTGCTGATGGTCTGTGGTTTAGTTGTACTTGATGGTGAGACAAGGAAGATAACTTTAGCAGCTACTGCAGAGCCTTCTACGAGGGACTGAGAGAGTGATTCAAGAGACTTAAGGTCTCCAAGGAACTCCTCTACTCGACCACGACCGTAGTCTTCTCCGTCAACAGTATTGAATCTGAGTACCAACCATGGACTAGCGTTCTTCGGTGCTGTGCTACGGCTATTAGGAAGGATCTTATCGAATGCTTCCTGATGCCAGACCCAGCGCCCAGAGTCTTTTTCCAATCGAACGTAGGTGTACACCTCAACGTCGTCATCTTTAGATCCTTTCGCACCTTCATCGCCAACGCGATTAGGTTTAGGCTCAGGCAGATCTTTACCTAGGAGCTTACGATCAATGAGTTCTTTAGTTACGATCTCTAGTACGTTACCATCACCATCTCGTTCAACAACGAAACGGTTAAGTGGGAAGCACTTGAGTCCGTCCTTACCCATAAAGATAAGACTATTACCACCAACAATCAGGTGTTTGATTGCTTGGTGAACGACAACACGATCATTGGATCCGTTAATAGAATCCATGATCATCCTTTCCATCTTAGAGAAGGAAAGATCTAGCTCACTCCTAATCTCAGCTGGGATCTCCTCTCCCAGAGCATCGTCTTTAACTTGTAGTTTAAAGAACGTAGTCTGTGGAGGGAGGAGAGCCAACATAAGTTTGGCGGCTAGGTTAACTACCGACTTAGCTCCGACTGATTGCCAGGGAGTTGGTAGTCTTTTATGTGTTTCGTTGGATAGGTCTTTCTTAATCAGGTAAGGCAGGGTGAGCATGGAACACTCGACTGCAGTGTCAAGGAATTGATTCCTAGTACTGGTGAGTTGGTCATACTTTTCTCTTGCCTTAAGCATTGATTCCTCCTGCAGGTGCAGAAGATCCGACATTGGATTGAATGCTTAGCTGACTTGTACGCTGCTGCCTATTAGTTCTAGGCTTGCGTGTCTGTCCACCGTACTGTACCTGTGCCATCGGTTCATCCTTTTGGACGGGTTCCGGTGGTGGTGCAGGCTCTGGTGGCGGTGGTGGTGCCGGTGCAATAGGTGCAAGCGGCGGTGGCTTCGGTGGTGGTGCTGGTTTTGATCCTCCTCCTCCTAAACACATAGTTAATTCTCCAATCTTTGTGTAAGCCATTCAATGACTGAGCATTGTCCGGCGCGGTACATGATGTGCTGGATCTCATCATTAGGTCCAGCGGTTAAGGGTGGAAAAACTTCCTGCATTTCTGCAAGAATGTTGTGTAGTTCAGGACCATATAACCCTTCGATTATGTTTGGTCTAGGCATACGATGGTAGGTTTACGTTACTGTGCTCAAAGAAAGCTGGCATACGAGCTGACTGTGTGAAGGAAAGCTCAGGTGCTTTACCCTCATACATAAGTCGATCACTAGAATCCAGCCAAAATTTTTTATCCAAAAACTTATGGGTAGTATTTATACCTAGTGGTTGCATTACCCAATTGATAGTTGCCTTGCGGAGTTTATCCAGCGAAGGACTAGGAGTAAGGTCCAACTCACTACAAACAAGTGAATTACAAGCCACGTGAATCTGTTCATCTCGGCTGATGTCTGCACTTACTGTTCGCATTCCCTCGTCACCATTAGCGCGTAGGAATGGTAGAAGAACGAAGAAAATTGCACGCTCGGCAACCATTGCTTTGAGGATTGTATGATCCGGATGCGAAGTCCAAGCTTCTCTAAGCCTGAGTGCTTCAGCTTCAGCTTTCTCATCCACTCCGTAAGCATTGGTGATGTAACCAAGTGCCAAGTCGTGATTAATTTCGTCTTTGATGTTGGATCCGAGTAGCTCACGCGATGACTCAGGTACTTCATTGTTGAGTGCATCAGCGATGAAGTCTCCCACGGGAAGTTCCATATGACGCAGAGCGAGTACGCGGCGAAGAGTATCCTCTGCACCGTCCCTCACTTTGCCTGCTGTTGTCTGTACCGGCGTCCATTTTCTTTTTCGATTTAATAGTTTCTGATAAGGTGTCATTCCTGGCAATCACATTCTACGGGTTCGTTATTTAGTAGTCCGTCAAGATATTCATTCACTTCTGTCTCATCCAGAGCAGCATAAGCGTTTGACTTGTCTTGAACGTCGCCCATTACTTGCAATGAGTAATAAAGGCTTGTCTGTGGAGACCGGAGCCACTCTTCAACGAATTCATAATCGTAGGTTACTTGATCGCTCCAAGAATTGAAACTATAACCGTGAAGAAGTCCACTGGACCGAAGCATCTTCATGATGCCATCAGCCACTCGTTTATAATTAGTCCAGCCTACTTCGCTGGCAATTTCGACATCACCATATTGGTATGTCTGAACACCAAAGGTTCCTGAGTCCCGATCAACTGAGCGGGCAATGGGTGGGGCAATCTCGGGTGTGCATGTGAAGCCATCCAAATCTTGGCTTCGATAACTGCAGGAGGCAGTTGGTGCGATAGCAAAGGCTCGAACCATGCCATGATTAGTAGCAACTTCGGAGGCAAGATCGATACCTTCTTGCAATCGTGTAACCAGCTTGCTGGCATTGGTGTCTTCAACAATTGACTTGTCATTCCATAGCTCTAGTGCATTACCAAACTGTTCATAAGTAACGCCAAGACGACGCAATAGATTAGCTAGACCAAGCATCCCTAGGCCGACCTGACGGTCAACAGCAGGGTCAAGATATTCACCAGTGTTTCCTACACCTGTTACAGCGTGAAGGTTACAGAGTTGCTGCATACCTTGGAAGAATGCAGTAGGAATATCCTCTAGTTCACATTGACCCAGGTTCACATGCTGCAAAAGACATGTACCACGGCTAGGCAGGTACACCTCAAGGCAGACATTGCCATAGATGC